GGCGCTGGTGGCGCAACTGGTTTAGGTGGTGGCGGCGCTGGTGGCGCAACTGGTTTAGGTGGCGGCGGCGCAGGTGGTGGTGGCGGCGCTGGTGGCGCAACTGGTTTAGGTGGTGGCTGAGGTGTAGTCATAACTGGAGTAGAATCTTCTGTAGTCAAACCCCCACCAGATTCTACTTTAACTTGTCCAGGAATTGCTTCTGGAACAAGTTTTTCTTTCGCTGGCTGAGGCTCTGGACGAGAAACTTTTTCTGGCTCTGCTGCGACTGGTGCTGGTAATGTCTCGCGCAGCCGCACTGTCTCTGCGCTGAGTTCAGACAATTCATCAGCATAGGTATCTTTTTTCTTTGTTTCTTCTGGCTCTGCAGAAATTTCTTTTATTTTCTTTTTTTCAGATTTAAAAATACCACCAAATAATGCTGCTACTCCTATTCCAACTCCAGCAATTGCAGCTGCTTTACCTTTAGGAACTTTTTTTATTGTTTTAGATAATTGTTTCAGTCTTTTTGATATTTTCTTAAGAGCTCCAGACTTACATAGTAATTTTAAACCCACTAACATTCCACCCACAAGTATTTTTTTCATCCATTTAACTAAGGATAAAACTACACCAGCGATACGTTTAATTCCAACCATTATGATATTAAAAATTATTTTAATTTTATCTATCATATCAAACAACATTTTAAAGAATGAACCCTTAACATCTTTCAATATATTTTTTGCTTTTATAAAAAAACTAGAAGATGTTTCTTTAGATTTCGGAACTCTTTCGAACAGACGCTCTCTTTCACCCAATACTTTTTCAAATTTTTTATCTAATTCATCTTTCTTTTTAAAAAAACTACCAAAAATCTTTTTACCGATACCTGCAGCCAATACATCGGTCGCGCCAGTCATCTCGACGTCTCCGCCAAATGCTGCCGCAGCTCCCATTGCTTTTAAACCAGTGGCGATTTTTGGAATTTCCATATTATGCTCTGTTTTCTGCAGCCTGCTTCTCTTTTTCGAGATGATCAAGTAATAAATTGATGTAGATATCTCTTTCCCACGGAATCATTTCTTCGATTTCTCTAAGACTGTATTTGTGAAACTGCATCAGAGAGAAATTTGTAGTATAATAATTCTTTAGGTTATTATGAGACAGGCATATCAAAAAAAATCAGCTATTCCTTCTAATGTGACATTATCATCTTGTCCACATCCAACACACTTATACGAAATCTCGTGTTTCAATTTCGGCATAGTGTTAAAGAATCCCATAACCTTTTCAAATTGTTTAGAGCTTAATGATTCCAAAAATTCTTTAGAATCCTGTTCACCAGATGTTTCGTGTATTACATCTCCATCAAAAGCGAATTCTATACAACCAGAAACTAACATAAGATCGTCTTTTGTTTTGGCTAATTTGCGCATATCTTCAATCGTTGGATATCTCATCTGAATACCGAGAGTATCTGATATCATAATTTTATTCGTATGTGTATCTTCTTTATTTACTTTGATAGATTCTAAATCGATCTCAATCGGAGTGACAGCATCACATTTCTGATCCTTATAATTCACTCCTCCGCGATGGCGATATTCTAATTTTATTTTTTCACCAACTGACTTCGCGCGCACGTTAAGGAATAGATATTCAAAATCGAAATATGGAATCTTGCTTGCATTGAAATTTTCATCAACGACACAAGAGTTTAGAATATCACGAATGGTCACAATCATCTGTTCTTCATCTTCACTCTCTGAAGCGAGAAGCAAAACTTTTTCTTCCTTAACGATGAAAGGTCTGAATGAAATTTTCTTTCCGGTCGACGGAACTGTTGCGAAAAACTTTGGTGTCACTATTTTAGGTAAAGCCATATACTACCTCCACAAATTAAAATGGTAAAATTGATTTTGCTGCAGTTCCTGCGTTTACTACTCCCTGGCCTGTCGATTGCGCAACACTTCGGATTGCACCACCAACACCACTCGCTTTAACCAAAGAAAAAACTGGCGCAAATCTTTGAAATGCTTCGATGCCTTTTCTAAGAAACGATTTCTGCACAGCACCAGTGATATCAGATGCTGGATGTTTTTCTGTCATATATGTATATCTAATTTCAACTTGCAATTTCGCAATTTGATCATCACCCCAATTCATTTGGATTTCATTTACAGTTATAGGAAATGCTTCTACTAGATCTATTTTATATAATTCTGTTGGATCTTTCTTTCCTCCAGAAGAACTTCCGAATAAATTGAGGCCTAGAGGATTCAATATTGCTGAAGTATTAAAACCAAATGCTTCTGCAGCATCTTTTATATCACCGAAAAGTGATGATCCCTGACTTCTACCTTGAAATCCTGGTGATGTTCCATATTGTTTAATTGTAACCGTTCCAACACAATCTTTAAAATATCCACAATCATATATTGCTTCTGGGCGCAAAGGCACAGGAGATCTGCGATCTCCTATGAATAGATCCTGCCATTTCATAAAAAATTCTCTCTCGCGCATGTCTTCGCTCAGCAATATCGTCAGTGTAATTGGTGACGAAACAAATCTATAAGGTATATCTCTAGGAGGGCCATAATAGTTCTGTTGAAATGTAGTGAGTGTTCTAGATGGAATACTCACTTGCTCAATTCTCAACATCATTGCCTGCGCAACAGAACTAAACGCCATTGGCGGCACAGTGATTTCAACTAGAAAATCTGAAGTTTTAGCAACTCCAGATCTTCCTATTTCTGATGCAAACTGATCGATTCCGAATGCCATATTAGATGATCCTTGTTATGCTTTCTTTATATATTCGTGATTCTGGAGCTTTGGTAAATCTTTGTAGTGGAAGAACCAAAGCAGTTGTCCATTCATCCGCATTAATCGCAAAAAACTTCGATCGCATGTGAGAAATCAAATAGTGTTTTACACATGGCTTAAAATATCGCATTTTAGAACTTCTATCTAGAATATTGAATGATATCTTTAATCTCGTAGTTTCATCCAGTTTATTATTTGTCACAGTATCAAATAGAGCATCCATCAATTTAGCTCTAAGTCTTAGTGGTAGATAATGTAAATTTATTCCGTAAAATCCGGGGCCTTGTTTAGCAAGCCCATTAGTTTTAGCAGAGAGAAATGGAAATATTAGAGGAAATTTATCATAATATGGGAGTTCTTTTTTATACTTCGGATCATAGTTAAATAGATACATACGCCCCACATACGGAATATTTGTGAGTCGAGTCTTATCTGCATTAATTAATCTCTGCGGAGTTATCATCGTTTTCGACGTCAAAGTCTGAAGCCAATTTGCAGCTTCAGTCAGTTTTCCTTGATTTGCTGTTGCAAGCGTATTTTCGAACTTGGCCATTTATACTAATCCTAATTCTTTTTCAGTAAAAATTAAAAATTCCCATTTTCTATCGCTACAATAATCTTTAGCAGCTTTCCACTTTGCACTATTTATTCCGTAAGTCATCACTTCTGTCAAATATCTTTTAGTAGGTTTCGTTCCATTTGATTTTAATTTAGGAGGAATCGTTTGTTTTTTTGGCTTGACTTCTATAATCTTTGTTGTTTTATTTCCGTTTTTATCTACAACACATATCAAAAAGTCGGGAAAATATCTATGGACTTTACGATCGATAGGACTTCTATACGGTATCCATAATTCTTCAGACTGCCATTGCACTATATTTCCGCTTAGATCAAAATACTTCATGAGCTTATATTCCCAAGATGATCTAAATACGATATTGCACGGATTTCCTTTATATTTTTCAGGAAATTTGGGTTTATATAATCCTTTTTGCGTAGGCATCATATATTTATGACTATAAATAGGTCATATTCATAGGATATAATTCATATGGCAAAACCAATAAAAGCAAATCCTCTAGTTGCCTTAGACGCCAAACAGCGTTTAAACTTAAAATTTCCAATAGAAGATCAAATTACATACCATACTCATCATATCATATTTACCGTTTATAAAACTAAAAGAGACGGTAGGAATTCAGATGATAAAACAACGCCTATCGCTAGAATAACACTTCCGATGACTCAAGAATTAAGGGTCGATTATAATGCTGGATATTCAAATCCCGACTTAGGCGCGGTAGGCGCGCTTGCTTCATCTGCATTAGAAACTCTGGCTGCGACCACCGAAGGCAAAGGCTTTGATGTAAACTCAATTGCGTCCGCCGTGGGTAAGGCGGGCGCGGCCGTCGTCCAGGAGGCACCCGCGATCGTCGGCAGTGCAGCTCTCGAGTTTATGCAAAAAGGTGGTAGCACTGCTGGAGCAGGTCTTGTTGGAGTTCAGGCATTTGGTGTAGCTAGAAATCCGCACAAAGCTACACTATTTGAAGGAACGGAGTTCAGATCTCATAATTTCAGTTTTAGATTTTCTCCAGTGAAAGCGTCTGAAAGTGACGCAATAAGAAATATAATAGCTTTATTTAAATATCACATGCATCCTGGATATACTCAAGGAAAAATTGCTGGAGCCGGCAATCATTTCTTTTCAACTCCAGAATTTTTTAAGATAGAATTAAGCAATAAAGGAAATTACACAGTAAATGACTATCAAATTTGTGTATTAAAGGCAATGTCAGTTAATTATCAACCATCAAATTATCCAGCTTATGCTAGAGTTTCTGGATCGGATCCTGCTCCTATGGAAGTTATAATGGATTTACAATTTCAAGAAACTGAGATTATTACGAAAGAAGTTGTTGGAAATCCATATACTCAAGATACTAGAGATTTACCATCAAATTCACAACCAAAACCACAAATGCCAAAACCGAAAGAATTCATTACTAACGCCGGCGGAGCTGCAACAGGTTTGACTAATACAAAAGCAGGACTAGAAAGAAGCGTGGCACGCGGTGGAACAGTGGGTAGATCAGCCGCAAGACAGCTTCGCGAGCTCGGAGGATAACATTTATGTCACACTACTTTAAACCATTTCCAACCATTTCTTATAAATTATCAGGAATGACGCCAACGATTTTTGTTACAGATATTACACGCAGATTTGGTGTGTCTTCTCTACTACGAAATAACGCTGCGATATATTTCGATTATGAAGTCAAAGATGGTGATCGACCAGATATCATTGCAGATAAATATTATGATGATCAGACATTAGATTGGCTTGTATTGCTGACGAATGAAATACATGATCCATATTTTAAATGGCCATTATCTTATGAGAATTTTACAAAATATATTCGACAAAAATATGGTAGTGTTTCTACTGCACAAGCAACAACGCATCATTATGAAAAAACTATCCAAGCTCTGTCGCGGAATGATGATGGTACATTAATTCCAAAAAGAACTGTCATTGTGGATTATACGACATATTTAACAGATGTAGCGAACACTAGAATAGTTGATACTTTTTCTTATGAAGACGAATTGAATGAATCTCATAGAAATATTAAGATATTGGATGAAAGATTTCTTGGAATAGTTGTAGATACTCATAGAAGAATCTTTGCATAATGGCGCAACTATATACACCAGGACTAGTTGATTTTGCTGAAATCACAATAACGAATACTTTGGGTACAGAGACTGTTAATATATCAAACATAGTTGCAGAGCTGAGTTATTATGAAGATATTTTTTCTCCAGCTGTATCGTGTTCATTTATGTTGGTAGACGCGATTGCTCTTCAGAGTTCTCTTCCAATTTCTGGAGGAGAAACTTTTAAATTGAAGATGCGTGCTAAAGGCGACGATGACGCCAATGCAGAAATAGAAACGAAATTACAAATCTATAAAATTTCAGAATCATTTTTCTATAATGAAAAAACAGAAGCGTATACTGTATTCGCAACCACCGAAGAATTGTTAACGAATGAACAGACGAATAGATTAATTCGAATGGGAACGAATGAATTTACAATAGATAAAACTGCAAATAACATATTCATTGGTAATATTCAAAAAGTATCTAATAAAAAATTGGTTACTCTAGAGGAAACAGAGGGAATATTTAATTACACATTTTCATCAATCAGCCCATTTAGAGCGATGAATATGATGTGTTCGCAAGCCAAGTCTGCAAAAAATATATCATCTAATTTTATATTTTATGAAACATCTCTTGGATATCATTTCGTTACGATGCAACAATTAATGAAAAAGAAACCTATAGAATCTTATATCTATATGGAAGAAATCAAATCACTTCAAAAAAGAACTGATCTTCAAGGCGTTAAGGATTATCAAAAGATTATATCAAGTGAAAAGATTGGAGGAGTTTCATTATTAGAAGGATCTCTAAAGGGAGCTTTTTCTGGAATAACAAAAACTTTAGATGTATTAGCTAAATCATTTTTTTCTAAAGCATACGACTATGCTAAAGATTTTAAATCTATACATCCAGATGCAGAAAAAGAAAATAAGAAAACACTCACGCAGGAAACAATTAAAAAGTTTACTTCGTCTCCCACGAGAGAATCTTTCATTACAACTAATTCTAAAGTATCACAACTGTCTTATGTTAAGGGATTTCAGCCTGAGATGGAGCAATCTTCCATAAAAGTTCAAGAGTTTGAAGCCATAGAAAAAGCTGCAACAGAACAAATTTTATCACAAAAAATAAATGTTATGGTTCATGGAAATCCTAGAATACATGCTGGAGATACTGTTAATTTATCGTTTCCAGATCCTACTATAACCGAAAAAGGAAAAAGAAAAGATAATGATGACACCACTGGAAAATATCTGGTAACTGCAGTTGTCCATAGGATAAATGCTACGCATAAATATGTTACAATTATGGAATGCGTTAAAGATGTTTCTAGAGTTCAACCGAGTCCAGAGGACGAATAATGACTGTAAAAGAAAATTGGATTGGTGCAGATGGATTTACATGGTTTTTGGGAATCGTTCAGGACATAAATGATCCTCTAAGTTGTGGTAGAGTTAAAGTGAGATGCATTGGATGGCATTCGGATAGTGTAGATGAACTTCCAGTCGAAAATTTACCATGGGCTCAAGTTCTGATGCCAGTCACGTCCGCGTCAACGAGTAGTGTTGGACGATCAGGAACTGGATTATTGAATGGTTCGTATGTGATGGGATTTTTTCTAGATGGAGAAACTTCTCAGCAACCAATTGTTATGGGTTCGCTGCATGGAATTCCAGATGGATCAGACCAAGGTGGATATTCGGATCCAGATAAAGTTTATCCAAAATTTCCTGGATTTCCAGATACACCAAATTTAGCATATAATAGATTCATTCAGGATAGTATAACAAAAGATAAAGAAGCAAATGTAGTTAAAGATGTTCCGACTGCAAGATTGCAAAAAGTTTCTTCTGTATCTTCAGATGTTGGAGAAGAAGATTATGAATTAAAAACGTGGAGCGAGCCACTACCGAGAAATGGAAAAGATCCAGTATATCCTAAGAACCATGTTACACAAACCGAATCTGGTCATGCAATTGAAATTGATGATACATCGGAAAATGAAAGAATTCATATCTATCATAGGACTGGAACTTTTTGCGAGATACAAGATACGGGTGATAGAGTAACAAAAATCATTGGTGATGATTATGAGATATGTGTCCAGGATAAGAATGTTTTGATTTCTGGTAAATGTAATATCACAGTTACTGGTGATGCTAGATTGTATGTAGAAGGTAATATGATACAGGAAGTCGGTGGAAATTATAATCTGACAGTTCATGGTGATATGAAAACAAAAATAAATGGAAACGATGTAAAAGAAGTTTCTGGTGACAGATCACATCAAATTAATGGAAGCGAAACTAGAAGAATATCTGGAAAGCGCGATTTCATAGTGGGTGGAACTCTTTCTGAAAGTATAGCTGGCGCGGCATCCATTACTATGACGAGTGGATTAACGCAAATTATTAACGGAAATTTAACACTTATGACTTCTGGAAATTCTACACTCGCATCTGGAGGAAATGTTGATATAGGTGCTGGTGGTGTTTTAAATGCAGCTTCTGCAGGTGCGATGAAGATAGTCGGTAGTACAATAGATTTAAATTAAAGGATTTATGATGCCAGGAATAAGCAGAGTTGGAGTGGATGTAGCAGGAGGAACTATAGTTGGAAATCTAGCACCTACCGTTCGCGTCAACGGTAGTTCTGTTGCTGTGACTGGTGCATCAGTTGCGAGTCATGGAATTGGTCCACACGCATCTCCAACGATGTCTGCACATAGTAGCACAGTTAGAGCTAATTCGATATTTATTTGTAGAGCAGGAGATGCTGCAACATGTGGAGATACTGCTTCTGGATCTGCTACTGTAAGAGCAGGATAATATATGGCCGACACCTTTTACACTGACGATCTACCAATACCAAGTGTACCCGAGATAACGACACCTGGATTAAATGACGCCCCTTGTGGATTAAATGCTAAAATAGAAGAATTAAATGCTATTAAAAGTAAAGCAGCGGCCGCTATTAATTCTTTAACTTCTAGCACTGGAGGAATTGCTAGTTCTATCGCATCATTAAAATCTAGTATCAGTTCTAATGTTTCGGAAGTCACTGCGAAATTAAATAAAAATTTATTAGGAGATCTTCCAAAAATAGGATTGAAATTACAAGACGAATTTCATTCCGCGATAAATTCATTTGGAACTGGTCAACCTGCAGCAGGTTTAACGAAATTGAAGGAGATTCAAAAACAATTTCCCACTTTTGATATTCAAAAGGCATTAAATGCTGCGGGTGGTATATTACCAGCAGGAGCGATTCCTGCGAACGCCGCAGACCTTATCAAAGGTGATTTATCAAAGATGATGAGTAATTTAGAAATAGCTCTACCACAATTTCAAAAACTTGGTGGTGATATATCATCTGGAGTCACTTCATTTTTAGGAAACGCACAAACCGCTGTTGGAAGCGCACTGTCTTCAATTAAGTCTGGATCTGGAACTACTGTCGGATTGACTGGATTAGCTTCTGAAGTTCAAACTGCAATGAGTTCTGCTTCTGGAGAACTATCGAAACTGGGTGGTGCATTTTCAGCAAAAGCTGGCCCAATATCTGGATTGGTGACTAGCCTCAGCGATACCGCATCTAGTCTTGCTGGAAATTTAACAAAAGGAATCGCTAAAATTCCAAAATTTGATATTTGCACAGCAGTTCCAAATCAACAAGTAGTGAATGGAGAAGTTAAAGAACTACCAATACCTCCAGTAAAACCCACAGTGAATGCTGAACCGCCAACACCACCAACACCAGCACCGACGCCGGCTACACCAGTTCTTGTTGATAAATATTCTTTTCCATGGTGGACGAAAGCTATGAGTGTAGAATTTAGAAATTACGTTACGTATGGCGGAGCTGTCGATGGCGAATATGATGTCAAGGTCGAGCGAGTTCCTTTGGATATAAGCGGCTCTTGGGCCCAAGACTATTCAAAAGCAAAGAATCTACTTTATATCGCGCGGAGCAGGCATAGCGACGAGCGGGAGAAGCTGGGACTGGACGAAAAGGTGAGGGCTGACCCCGGTAATGGGTCAACACTAACCGCGACGGAAAAAATTGTGTTAGCTAATTACACGGCGACGTGGAAGGACTTAGAAGATAAAAATATCCTTCTCGCGAAATATAATGCGCGATATAATTATAGAGTCAAAAATAATTTAATAGATAGGCAAGAATAGAACTAAATAGGTTAAAATTAAGGAAATATATGCAAGGACGTCAAACAAATTCCATCGTATATAAAGATTTCGATTTGAATATGAGGTGTCATCCGATCACAGGTAAGCTCTTTATAAAAAAGAATGATGAGTCTTTGAAACAAGCTCTTAAGAATCTAATTCTGACTGATCTATACGAACGACCATTTCGATCTGATTTTGGTTCAAATATTCGTGAAGCATTGTTTGAACATTATACAGCTTCGACTGAATCTGAATTGAAAGATAATATAGAAACAGCTATTGAGAATTATGAACCACGAATTGATGTATTGAATATTATACTTTCTGGAGATCCAGACAGCCACACATTAACCGCTAGTATAGTTTTTCGCGGAAAGAATTCAACTGAAATTTCTGAAGCGACTATTTCGCTCGATAGGATAAGATAATGCCAGCAAATACCGCTATTTCTGTAACGGGTTTATCATTTGATACTATTCGCGCAAATCTTCGCGACTTCATCAAAGCTAAATCAGAATTCGCAGACTTCGACTATGAAGATTCAGCCATTGGTTCTATGTTGGATCTTCTCGCATACAATACGTATTATAACGCATTCTATGCAAATATGGCGACGAATGAAAGTTTTCTAGATTCCGCACAGCTATATGATAGCGTCGTTTCGCATGCAAAAACTTTAGGATATAGGCCAGTATCGGCGGTAGGCGCAACTGCTAATGTAAGAATATCGTTTACTGATTCTGCAACTCTTTCGCAACGTTCTTTGAATATTGTTAAAAATTCTCAGTTCACTTCAACTATCAATGGAGTTAGTTATATCTTTGTGACTCCAAAATCTTACACTATTTCTGCTAATAGCACTAATGGATTTAGAGGAAATATTGATATCGTTGAAGGAGTTCCATTAACTCACAGATTCCTTTTCAATACTGCAAATACATCGTTCATTTTACCCAATGAAAATGTAGATACATCAAGCATCACAATTACAGCTACTGTAGGAAGTAACACGCAGTCATTCATTCGCGCAGATGATATTTTTACAGTTAATTCTAGCTCTAAGGTATATTTTTTAGATGCAGATAAACAGAATTTATATAAAGTGTCATTTGGAGATAATGTCTTAGGAATTAAACCAGACACGAATAGCACTGTTACAATAAATTATCGAGTATGCAATGGACAAAGAGGAAATGGTGCAAACAATTTTACGGGTCCAGGATCTCTTGGTGGAAAGGCTAGTTATTCTATAGCAATAAACGAAAGGGCTTCAGGTGGCGCAGCTCAGGAATCTATAGAATCAGTTCGCTTCAATGCACCAAGAGCATATCAAGTTCAAAATAGAGCAGTTTCTAAAAATGACTATTCATCAATTATTTTAAACTTGAATCCAGATTTATCTGCTGTGAATTCGTGGGGTGGTGAAGAAAACGATCCTCCGATCTATGGGAAAGTCTTTGTTTCAGTTAAACCAGCGGTAGGAACTTTGATTTCTACGAATAGGAAGACATTAATCGCTGAAGCATTAAAAGAATATAATGTTCAATCCATCGATACTGTTATTGTGGATGCAGCATATCTATATGTAGTGCCAGCAATAACGATTCGATATGATCCAAATGAAACTGAATTAACTGGAAGTGGTATTGGAGCATTAGTTGCACAAAAAATTATTGCATATGAAGCTAGTAATCTAAATCTTTTTAATAAGAAATTTAGATTTTCAAGATTCTTAGATTACATATCTGATGCAGATCCATCTGTTGTTTCAGCCACATCTACAATAGATATTCAACGAAAATTTGCACCATCCGTAATTTTAAAAGACGATTATATTTTAACGTATAATCAAGAGCTTCGTAGATTGGGTGATAAGAAATTAACAGGTATGTTATACGATCATGTTATGACAGGTTCCATATCCTCATCTTCGTTTACATACAAAGATCAAATTTGTTTTTTTGATGATGATGGATACGGAACTCTTAGAGCATATTATCTAGACGGTCCTGTGCGAAATTATATTAATTTTACTATCGGAACGATCGATTATGTGACTGGCGTTATATACATTAACAGCTTTCTTCCATCAGCTATATCTGGAGATATTAAGGTTAATGCGCGTCCGGTATACGAAGATGTTACACCAATCAGAAATCAAATATTACTAATTACTGATGCCACTATACGTGTCATTAATGATAACTCTAATAAATTAGAGTCGACAATTTCTTCTGTGAATACTATTGGTTCAACTACATCATTAAGTGCTGTAACATCTGCATCTGTCAGTCTAGCGACATATTAATATGGCTATATCCGGCGCAAACGAAGTCTATAAGAAGGTATCACCTCTTGTAGAACAACAATTTCCAGAATATATTCGAGAGAACGGGCCACGATTTGTTGCATTCATGGAAGCGTATTATGAATACATGGAGCAGACTGGAAAAGCTGGCTATGCGATAAGAACACTAAATGATAATCAGGATATAGATAGAACTGTTTTAGAATTCGTAGAATACTTTAGACGAGAATATGCATTAAGTATACCAAAATCTGCTCTTGCAGATAAACGACTTGTTGTAAAACATATCAGAGAATTCTATCGCTCGCGCGGATCACAAAAATCATTTAGATTTTTATTCCACATTCTTTTTGGATCCGAAGTTAATTTTTATTATCCAGGTGAAGATATTCTTCGCGCATCCGATGGAAGATGGATCAGAGAAACAGTATTGACTGTTGAAAAACAATCTGGTAATATAAATTTACTAGATGGGCGCACTATAACAGGACAGACATCTGGAGCGATTGGTCGTATTCAAAATATATCAGTTACACTTAATTTAGGTGTAGAAGTTTTCAAATTAACAATAGAAAATGTTACTGGTGAATTCAGAGACAAAGAATTAGTCACCGATGGTTTTGGAAATACAGTTAGAGTAAAAGCAGATATTGGTGGTATTGTTACTCAAACGATATCAGATGGTGGAGTATTCAACGTCGTCGACGACTCTTTAGAATTAGTAGGAGAAACAAGCGGAGCTGTAGCTGAAGGACTAGTATCTAAAATCGAAAATTCGACTGCCCTCACATTTACAATTAGTAAAGGCGGAAGCGGATATAGAACTGGAATTAATTCGGTATTTGATATAGGATCATCTGGACCAGGATCATTAACACCGTCTCTTTCTGTAGTTTCTCTTTCTAACACTTCACAGATTACTATATTTACTGATCTAATCAATAGCGTTAAAAATGTTGTATTGAATGGTAATTTACCTTCGTCTAATGTAGGCCTTACTTTTTCCGCTTTAGGTTCTAATTCGACAACACTGAGTTCGAATCTAGCATCCGCTACAATATACAGTATCATTGGTGCAAAATTAGCACAAGGCAGCGTTTTGGTTGGATCTATCAACGCAATTTCTATCTTATCGCCAGGAAGAAATTATACTAGCATACCAACAGTTACTGTTATTGATCAAGACGTATCTTCTCAGGGTATAGTAGGACAGAATGGAAAATTTCAAGGACGAGACGCGGTCGTTGTTGCGAATTTTGCACCCGGAGCAATAAAAGAAATTCAAGTTACATCGAATGGAGAAGACGCAGACTTCATTTTAGGTGAAACTGTTAATATAACGAACACAAGAACTAGCGCAACAGATACGATTACTTTAGATGATTCTACTTTTGGAATACCAAGACATGTATTATCTACTGTTAGAAATGGAACAAGTTCGGTCCTTAGCATCACAGGTATTCAGAAACTTACAGGTAGATATCTGGGAACGAAAGGATTTTTAAGCTGGAATAATAGAATACAAGATAATTATTATTATCAGGAATTTTCTTATGTACTAAAATCACCAAATCTTGTTGATGCATATCGTGATGTTGTGCAAAATCTTCTGCACACAGCAGGCACAAAAATGTTTGGTTCATATGAGATTGTTTCGCAGCCTAATATGCAAATTTCTGTCGCATCATCTGTTTCAGAAATTATATACGAATCAAATTTCTTAGCGTTCTCGTTGGAAGACAATAGTGGATATCTGCGTATTGAAAATCCAATTTCAAGACTTTTACTTGAAGATGACTCTGGCGATATTCTTATTAGCCAAGACTCAGAAAATATCATTGAAGAACAATTTGATACAAATTTTGTGGCTCTCCTTGAACAAGAAACACCGGGAGCATACATACATGATTCTAGAAAAGAAGTAATCGTCCCGACAGATAGTTTCATTGGTGGAGTCATAACATCTGCGTCTGTTTTTGAAACTGCTGGAACTGTTACCGATATCTCCAGCCAACGTGTAACAAAAGAAGTTAATCTGTATGAAACTTCTACACCAGCTGATCTAGAAACTGCTGT